ACATAACGGAGTAAACATACCTGAATATGCAGGCTGTGAATACTGCAATGGAGTGACAGAGTGGAGCGAAAAGCTTGGTGCAGACGGCAAGGAAGTCCGTTTTGAGTTCTGTCCTGTTTGCGGAAGAATGATCGAGGAGGGATAAAGGTTGACAATACAAGAAAAGATATCACGCTATCAGCTGATACCAAAGCTCATAGCCAATCTTGAAGAAAACAGGGCAAGGATACTGAATGGGAAAGCCGTATGCTATGACAAGAATGACAGTTCGGCAGGAACGCCCGGCAACACGGCTGAAAGTTCAATGCTGAGTTATGCCTGCAAGGGTGAGAAACAAAAGGAGCTGAGCGAAGAACGTGCAAGGCTCACGCAGGAGATACAGTCTGAGATAGACGAAATGTTCTGCAATGAGGAAGCTGAAACCATAGATACTGCAAGGATAATCAAGCTGTATTTCATCAACGGCATATCGGTGAAGAAGATAGCTCACAACTATATTTTCAGAGATTACAAAACTGTGCTGAGAATGTTTCACAATGGCTGTGAGAAATTAAATATACCACACAAGACCACTCAATACCACTTGCAGGAACGCACATAGTATGATATCATTACAATAGCCCATAAGGCAAACAAACATTTGCGGACCTCCATAAAAAAGTCCGACGGGGCGAAAGCTCCGTATGCAGGTCGAGAGCGAGCCACCGCTCAGATCTGCTCCACCATTTACAAAACTCCTTATAATATTTTCACAAGGGCGGCTGCATTTTGCGGTCGCTTTTGCGTTGCACGGAGGTATACAATGCCAATACCAAGACCCGACCGAAGCGGTTCACACCAACAGCAGTTCCGTATCAACAAGAAAAAGATATATGCTACCCAAACAGTCTGCGGTATCTGTGGAAAACCTGTTGATTTTTCCTTGAAATATCCGCACCCACTGTCAGCTTGCATAGATCATATCATACCCATTGCAAAAGGCGGTCATCCTTCGGACATTTCAAACTTGCAGTTGGCACATTGGTGTTGTAATCGCCAGAAATCTGACAAATTGGTGGAAAAACAGGTGTTTGACCAGTCTCTTGACCTGATTTCCAACCGAATTTTACCACAATGCTACGATTGGAAGAATTTTTAACAAATTATTGACAATATGGGGGGTATGCCCCCTTTTGAGGTCAAAAAAGACCTTCACCGCCGCACTGCTTATATTTCTCGCAGAGTTGAAATAATTGGAAAGGATATACAAGATGAGCGAATACAAAGGCATGGCATATTTGAAAAAGAAGCTTTCTTCAAAGGCTTCGAGGGTCAATGTGCGCTATGACTACTATCACATGAAGAACGGCCTTACTGACATGGGCAAAATGATACCACCAAGCTATAACTGGATGCGTCCTGTGCTAGGCTGGTGTGCAAAAGCTGTTGATACCCTTGCGGACAGAATAGTATTTGACAGCTTTGAGGACAACACTTTCTACGTCAACGAGATATTTGACAACAATAATCGTGACGTGTTCTTTGATTCTGCTATTCTCTCAGCGTTGGTGTCCTCCTGCTGTTTTGTGTATATCTCGGCTGATGAAACAGGTTATCCACGCTTGCAGGTCATTGACGGCAGTAACGCTACTGGCATCATCGACCCTATCACGAATATGCTCCGTGAGGGCTATGCAGTACTTGACAGGGATAATAATTTCAACCCCACCATTGAAGCTTACTTCACCGCCGAACAGACAGAGATATATCGCAGAGGCTATGATGTTGAGATCTATGACAATCCTGCGCCTTATCCTCTGCTTGTGCCTATCATATACCGCCCTGATGCAGTTCGTCCTTTCGGTCACAGCAGGATATCAAGGGCGTGCATGGAACTTGTGCAGGAAGCTATGAGAACGCTCAGGCGGTCGGAAGTATCAGCTGAGTTTTACAGTTTCCCACAAAAATATATACTCGGCCTTTCAGATGATGCCGAGAAAATGGACAAATGGGGTGCAACAATGTCCTCACTGCTGACTATCACCAAAGATGATGACGGCGGCAATCCTACTGTCGGACAGTTTCAGCAGCAGTCCATGTCACCATACTCTGAACAGCTTAAGTCTATAGCTTCACTGTTCGCTGGAGAAACAGGGCTGACCCTTGACGACTTGGGCTTTGCGACATCCAATCCTGCCAGCTGTGAAGCTATCCGTGCGGCTCACGAAAACCTCAGGCTTACCGCACGCAAGGCGCAGAGAACGTTTGGCAGTGGTTTTCTTAACGTGGCTTATCTTGCCGCCTGCGTTCGTGATAACACGGCCTATATGCGCTATGCTTTCAGTGACATCAAACCGCAGTGGCTTCCCATTTTTGAACCTGATTCTGCGGCACTCTCGGGTGTGGGCGATGCTATTTTGAAGATAAATCAGGCTGTTCCTGACTATCTGGGTGCAAAGGGCATCCGTCAGCTCACAGGCATAGAGGGCGAAAACAATGGCTGATATCGGTGCAGAACTGCTTGAAAAAATTCGTGCTGAATTTCAAAAGACGTGCAAGGCTGATAAATACATTCAATCGGTTTTGAAGAAAATAGAGGGCGGCACTGCGAAAATGGAAGAAGTCGCCCTGCTATCGAAACAGCTCGGATTTAGAGCCTCTCAGGCTATCGGTGCACACGTCAACGTAGCGGCCTTACCTGGCGGCAAGATGTACTACAACATTGCCGATACCATACTCACGGGCGTGCTCAAGGACAACTACGATGTTATAAACTCCGCTGCCGCAGAATGCCAAAAAGCACTTGACAGCCAAGCAGGCATAAACATCACACCTCAACAGGCTGCTTTCCCTACCGAGCGTGTGCAGGCAGTAGTTAATGCGGCTTCTGTACCGGATATTGCAGAAGATAAGATGATACGGCGAATGACAGCTCCGGCGCAGAACATCACTGAGAGTTTTTACAACGATTATGTTCAAAAAAACGTGAAGCTCCGTTCTGATGCAGGACTGGACTGCTACATCATTCGCAACGATCATGGCGGCTGTTGTGAATGGTGCGCAAAGCTGGCTGGCAAATATCATTACCCCGATGATGTTCCGAAGGACGTTTACCGCAGGCACGATAACTGCGGTTGTACTGTCACATATCTCAACGGAAAAAAGGCACAGAACGTGTGGGATAAGACAAAGTGGAACGTTTCTGACGATGAAATTGAACGTATGAAAAAGGCTGGGGCCAGAGAGCCTGTCAGACTTGTTGACAAGCCGGGCAAAAGTGGTATAATGAAGAGAGTAGAAGAAACAAATAATTATGATGAACTTGAAAGATATTTGAGCAGCAAATACAACATTACAACCGACGACAGCGTAAAGCAGCTTGATTTTAAAACTGTTCGTGAAACTTTAAAGGGTATCGAAAGTGTATTTGACGATTTTCCAGAACTTAGTGATAATATAAAGAAAATAGGTACTGGTAAACATGGAGTTATGTGCTGCTCAGGCGAAGAGATCAAGTTTAATCCGAAATATTATAAAGACGTATCTGGATTTAAAAAGATGTGTGAAAATTCTTCTGCACAAGGTTGGTGGCCGCCAAACAGTTCACCTGCGTCGATCGGTGTTCATGAAACAGGTCATGCAGTTGAATGGCTATTGCTTTCAAAAAGTAATTTTGATGATCCGTGGCAAAAAATATATGCTTGGAATCGTGGAGATATGTCAGGCGGTATAGTATCTAAAGCCGTTAAGAACATCAAAAAGATATCGTACGGAAAAGGCAAAAAGCAGTCCGAATTGATGAGCGCAGTTTCGAGATATGGAGCAACTAAAAAGCAAGAATGCTTTGCAGAGGCATTTGCTGACTGTTTTTCTAATGGTGAATCGGCAAATCCGCTTTCGCAAGAAATAGTCAAGCTAGCTAAAGAAAAATATATTAGTTTAAAAGGAACGTGATAATATGAGAGAGATGCCAATATGGTTGGACTATGCGGAATTTGATGATGACGGATTATGCGGCATATCCCCAAATGCACCGGACGAAGTAAAGAAAGCTTACGAAGATTATTTAGCTGAAGAAGAAGAGGCTAAATCAGAAGGCATAAAAATTTAATAATTTTAACCGCTCCGCTACGGCGAGGCGGTATTTTTATACCCAAAATCAGAAAGGACGGATATTATGGACGAAAAAGCAATAGAAATTGTGAAAGATTACATTGGAGAACATCTTGATAAATCAGATATAAAGCCTGATTTTGAAGTTTATACAGTATGGAAATGCAAGGCATTGCAGAACTGGAAATACTTGCTTTCAAGTACTCTCTTTGACGGTATGTATTACGAGTTGACATATAACGGTGATAAGAAAGAATGGTATCTTGATGCATACAAGAAATTTGAGAATAAGGTCATTAGAGGATAATAGTTGTTCAAACATCGGAATCAAGCACCTTAAAGGGTGCTTTTTTCGTACCTAAAGGAGGTAATCCACTATTGAGGATAAGAGAGTCGGCAGGCAGACCCCCACCATATCGGTAGTGTTGCCGTATGAGCAGACCAAAGGCAATGAGGCTATCGCAATGTACAATAAATCAGGGCGCACCGCACAGGAATGGCAGGAGCTAATGCTTTATGACATCATGGCGGTGGACGATGAGGGATTGTGGAAACACATGAAGTTCGGCTGGTCGATACCAAGACGTAACGGCAAGTCGGAACTGCTTATAATGCGTGCAATCTATGGTTTGCAAAACGGCGAGCGTGTTCTTTACACCGCCCACCGAACTACAACGTCACACTCAGCATGGGAGAAGATCATCGACCTTATCACAAAAATGGGCTTCCTTGAGAAAGAGGACTTCAAGACTACAAAACAGTTTGGTCTTGAGCGTATCGAGTGGCTCAAAGATAATGACGGAGGTCTTATTAATTTCCGCACACGTTCATCAAAAGGCGGACTTGGTGAGGGATATGACCTGCTCATTATTGACGAAGCACAGGAATACACCACCGACCAAGAAACAGCCCTAAAATATATCGTTACAGACAGCCGAAATCCTCAAACGTTGATGTGTGGAACACCTCCAACAATGGTGTCTGCCGGTACAGTTTTCACAAAATACCGACAAAAGACAATATCGGGAAAAGGCGGTGACGACGGCTGGGCTGAATGGTCCGTGCCGAAGCTCACGAACGCACATGACCCTGAGCTGTGGTATCAGACAAACCCGTCCTTAGGCACTATCCTCACGGAGCGTAAGATACGTTCAGAACTTGGCGACCCGAAAGACGATCAGGTTGACGATAACATCCAGCGTTTAGGCTTGTGGCTCACCTATAACCAAAAGTCGGCTATAAGCAAAGGAGAGTGGCAGGCAATTTGTATCACTGGCAAGCCCAATATCAGCAGAGAACTGTTTTTCGGCATTAAGTATGCAAAGGTCACGGATAATGTGTCTTTGGCTGTCGCTGCAAAAACAACCGACGGCAAGATATTTGTCGAGGCTATCGACTGCCGCCCTGTAAGAGAGGGAAACGGCTGGATAATCGCATATCTGCGCAATCCGCATATGCGTGAAACCGTTATTGACGGAGCAAACGGACAGTCTTTGCTTGCGGCGGATATGAAGAACGCAGGTATCAAGCGCAAGCCTATCCTGCCGAAGGTCGCTGATGTGATCACTTCGTCAGCAGGTTTTGAACGAGGAGTATTCGCACAGAACATTTGTCACGCAGATCAGCCGTCCCTTGAACAAGTCATTGCCAACTGTGAACACAGAGCTATAAGCTCAGGCGGAGGTTTTGGCTATTCCTCAATTCTTGAGGGCGCTGACATATCACTGCTTGAAGCAGTAGTGCTTGCTCACTGGGCGTGTGCAAATTCATCAGAGAAGAAGAAAGTACAGAAAATAAGCTGGTAACAGTTTATTATATATCACCTACACCGCAGGGTAAAGCGGGGAAAGGAAACACTATGGCAGACTTTGAAGCTATAACAACACAGGAAGCCTTTGACAATGCGATAAAGGCAAGGCTCGACCGCAACACGGACACAGTCAAGAAACAGTTTGAGGGTTACATTTCCCCTGACGACTTCAAGACAAAGACAGCCGACCTTAACAGCAAGATCACCGACCTTACAGGCAAGCTTGCGGAAAAGGATACAGCTATCGCAGACCTCACGGCTAAGAACAAGGCATACGAGGCCAGCTCGGTAAAAATGAGAATTGCCCACGAAAACGGTATTCCTTATGAGCTTGCGAACAAGCTTTCAGGAGACACAGAAGAAGATATCAAGAAGGACGCTGAAACATTTGCAAAGTTTATCGGCAAAAAGCAGACAGCCCCTCTTGGTCACACAGAACACAATCACGCAGACGGCAAGAATGCGGCATATAAGTCGCTGCTTGCAGGTCTTATAAAGTAAAGAAAGGAAGTAATTTTATGGCAGACGTAATTTCAAAGGGCACACTTTTCGACCCGGTACTCGTTAAGGAGCTTTTCGACAAGGTAAAGGGCAAGTCATCCCTTGCCGCGCTTTGCGCTCAGACACCTATCCCCTTCAACGGTCAGAAGGAGTTCATCTTCACTATGGACGATGAGGTAGACCTTGTGGCTGAGAACGGCAAAAAGACAAGAGGTAGCGCTGCCCTTGAACCTGTGAAGATAATCCCTCTCAAGGTAGAATACGGCGCAAGAATTTCAGACGAGTTTCTTTACGCCAGCGATGAGGAGCAGATCAATATCCTCAGAAACTTCTCAGACGGCTTTGCGAAGAAGGCCGCAAGAGGTCTTGACATCATGGCTTTCCACGGTGTTAATCCAAGGGCCAAGACAGCTTCTACGCTTATAGGTACAAACCATTTCGACAACGGCGTAACTGTGATAAAGCAGGACGGCACGTCACCAAAGACACCTGACGCTCTTATTGAGGAGGCTATCGCTGCAGTGCAGGACAACGAGTATGATATTTCAGGTCTTACAATGGCTCCGTCGTTTAGAGCTGACCTTGCGAAAATGGTGGATACAAGCGGCAGAAAGATCTATCCTGACCTTGCTTGGGGCAATGCACCGACTTCTATGAACGGCATTCAGACCGTGACAAACAATACAGTTTCATTCAACTCCAGCAAAGATCTTGCGATCGTTGGCGACTTTGAAACGGCGTTCAAGTGGGGCTACTCAAAGGAAATTCCGCTTAAAGTCATCGAGTATGGTGACCCTGACAACAGCGGACAGGATCTCCAGGGATACAATCAGGTATACATCAGAGCGGAGACATATCTCGGTTGGGGCATTCTTGACAAGTCTGCATTCGCTGTCATTCAGTCAGCAGCTAAGTAAGGGGGCGGCATAAATGGCGGCAGAGTACGCAACTATCGAGGACGTTATAAGGCTCGGTCGAAAGCTCACGACTGAGGAGCAGGAAAAGGCAGCGGCTCTGCTGCCTGTCGCCTGTGCAAAGCTTTCAACTGCCTGCAAGAAGTATGGCAAAGATCTTGACATTATGATAGCTGATGAACCTGACGTAGAGCTTGTGGCAAAAGATATCATAGTTCGTGCCACGCTGAGAGCTGTTGACTCTATTGCGGACAGCTCTCCTGCGACTTCGCAGGCTTCACAGTCGGCTATGGGCTATTCAGTATCAATGACCTATCTCAACGCAGGACAGCAACTGTATTTTCTCAGAAATGAACTGAAAGAACTGGGCGTTATGCGGCAGAGATACGGAGCTATGGAGGTATATGACGTATGAGACTAAGCATCAAGGGCATACCCGTTAAGCTTTCTGTAAGAACGCAGAAAGGCATTGACGACTTCAACAGACCTACATATGAGGTATCTCAGGAAGTTGTCGAAAACGTGCTTGTGGGCGAGCCGTCTGCAGAGGACGTTGTGAACGAGATCAACCTATCAGGCAAACGCATAGCTTATACTCTTGCGATACCAAAGGGAGATACACACGTTTGGGAAGACACAGAGGTTGAGTTCTTCGGCAGAAAATTCCGCACCATAGGTCTTCCGACAGAGGGCATTGAAGAAAATTTGCCGCTCAGTTGGAACAAAAAAGTAAAGGTGGAACGCTATGAGTAAAGTTAAGATAGAGCTTGACCACAATGCTATTGCGGCTTTTCTCTGCTCTGAGCCTGTTGAAAACATGGTAAAGGGCTATGCTGACAGAGCCGTTCAACGTCTTGGCACGGGGCATAAAGCGTATACTATCACATGGACAAGATATCCGAAAATGCGCCGAAAGGTCGCTATCGTCAAGGCTAAAACCAAGAAGGCTCAGCGTGCTAATCTTAGAAATAACGCACTTTTGAAGGCGGTGCTTGGCAAGTGATAGAGAAGATAATTCTTGACTGGCTGGGAGCAAAGCTTAATGTTTCAGTTTATCTTGAAGAACCTAAAAATCCACCAAAAGAGTATGTGCTAATCGACAAGCTAGGCTCGGCAGAGAATGATTTTATCACATCTGCCACCATAGCCGTTCAGAGCTACTCAGCGAGCCTATACGGGGCGGCAGAGCTTAACGCAAAAGTTAAAAAGGCTATGTCTGAAAGCGTGTCACAGGGCAATGTATGCCGCTGTGCGTGCACGTCAGACTACAACTATACAGACACAGAAACAAAACGATATCGCTATCAGGCGGTATTTGATATAACCTACTACGAGGAGTGATAATACTATGGCAAACAACAAAGACGCCGTATCAACAGGCAAACCAAAGGTAGGCGGAGCGGTTTTCACGGCGACCACAGGATCTACACTGCCGACAGATGCAACAACAGCACTTGACGCAGCGTTCAAGAGTTTGGGCTACTGCTCAGAGGACGGTGTAACAAACAGTTCGGGCATTTCTACCGAGAATATAAAGGCATGGGGTGGAGATATCGTTGACACACCACAGACAGAAAAGACGGACACTTTCAAGGTCAAACTGATAGAGTGTACCAATACAGATGTGCTGAAAACTGTCTACAATGGCAGCAATGTTTCGGGCGACCTTGACACGGGTCTGACAATCAAGGTAAACAGTGCTGAGCATGAAGATCAGGCGTTCGTATTTGATATGATACTGAAAAACAACGTACTGAAAAGAGTGGTCGTTCCGTTCGGCAAGGTGACGGAGATATCTGACATCACCTATAAGGATAATGAACCTATCGGCTATGAGCTGACTATCACAGCCACACCTGATGAGAACGGCAATACACACTATGAGTACATGAAGAAAGGGGAATAACCTATGCTGACAGGAAAGACAGAAAGCGGTTTTGAGTTTGAAATAGAGGAGAAGACCCTTGACGACTATGAGTTTATCGAAGCTGTCGGTAAGTGTGAACAGGGCGATCCCCTTGCATATGTCAAGGTAGTTGACGCCGCTCTTGGAAGCAAGAAAGAAAAAGCTTTCAAGAAGATAAGAGAAAAGTGCGGCTATGTATCGGCTAAAGAGATAACAAAGCTTATCGTAGAGATCTTCCAGACCCCTAAAACAAAAAACTCCTAGTCCTTGCCGCCGTCATGGAGCGCTATCCTGATGAACTTGACTGTGATATGGCGCAGTATTATCACATATACGATTTTAAGTCGCTGCCTGCACGAAAGGTGGCGACTTTTCTTTGCGGCCTTGACAGCAGTTCACGGGTCAAGCGCAAGCTCAACGGCGTTGGCGGTTCGTTTTCTGAAATACTGCTTGCGCTGATATTTGACCGCCTGCAATGGATATGCTGGTCGCAGACAAAGGACGGTCAAAAGGGCGTGAACAGACCGCAGTCCATAGCTGAAAAGCTTATAGGTAAAAGCGAGAGCGACAGTGAGATAACAGCGTTCCGAAGCGGCGAGGATTATGAGGAAGCAAGAAGAAAAATCTTAGGAAAGGAGGGCTAACATGGCAGAAGAAAACGGCACGCAGCTAGGTAAAGCATATGTGCAGATAGTTCCGTCTATGCAAGGGCTTGCATCAGAGTTGAGAAGAGCGTTCGGGGATAGTATGCCCGATGGTCACAAGTTTGGAAGTTCTCTTGGCGGCAAGGTCGTTTCAGGTTTTGGAAGCACTATCAAAAAGGGCTTTGCACTTGCCGCAAAAGCTGGTATAGCAACTATATCGGCGGCAAGTGCAGGCATAGGCGCTATAGTCAAAAGCTCTGCGAGCGCATATGCAGACTATGAGCAGAACATAGGCGGCGTTGAAACACTTTTCAAGGACAACGCTGATACTATCGTAAAGTACGCCAGTGAGGCATACAAGACCGCAGGAATCTCCGCTAATGACTATATGCAGAACGTTACAAGCTTTTCTGCTTCACTTCTGCAAGGCTTGGGCGGTGATACTGCACAGGCTGCTGAGATAGCCAATGAAGCGATGGTGGATATGTCGGACAACGCCAACAAAATGGGTACTGACATATCATCTATTCAAAACGCATATCAGGGTTTTGCAAAGCAGAACTATACCATGCTCGATAACTTAAAACTGGGCTATGGCGGTACACAGGCGGAAATGGCAAGGCTCATCAACGATTCGGGTGTGCTTGGGGATTCGATAAAGGTCGATGAAAAGACCGTCAACAGCGTGTCTTTTGACAAAATGATAGAGGCTATTCACAAGGTACAGACTGACCTTGACATCACCGGCACAACTTCCAAAGAAGCGGCAACAACAGTTTCCGGTTCTTTTGGCTCTGTGAAAGCAGCGTGGGCAAACCTTATGGCAGGAATGGGTGACAAAAACGCTGACCTGAAAAATCTTATCAAAGAAATGGTAAGCACAGTAAAGACCTTTGCAAAGAATATTATGCCTGTCATAAAGCAGGCTCTTTCAGGGGTCACAACGCTCATAAGTGAGCTTGCACCTGACATAGCAGCCGAGCTTCCTCAGCTTGTGAGCGACCTGCTCCCACAGCTCATAGAAGCAGGGGCACAGATATTTCAGGCACTTGTAAAAGGCATTTCTGACAACATCGGCACGATAACGCAGGCGGCCATAACAGCCATTACAACTATCGCAACAGCTCTTATACAGAACACAGGTCCTCTTGTGCAGTCGTTGGCAACGATCATAACCACTATATCACAGGCTTTGCCGACGATTTTACCAGACCTTATCAATGCTATTGTTGAACAGATACCTACAGTAATACAGGCTGTTATAGATTGTATGCCTGCAATAATTGACGGCACGATTCAGATAGTGACCGCTATTGCAGAAGCGCTTGTGGATAACATAGACCTTATCATAGACGGCGCAGTGCAGATCATAGATGCACTTGCAATGTCGCTTTCCGACAGTGATACGGCGGCAAAGCTTGCTCAATCGGCACTTGAAATCATTGGCACGCTTACAATGGAACTGCTGAAAAATCTCCCTGATATCCTTGCCGACGGCATACTTATAGCGGTCGAACTTATCAAGGGTATCGCACAAGGTATGGTGGACTACTTTGCACCTGTTTCAGACGCTTTGTCTGATATGCTTATCGACCTTACAGACTGGTTTTCACGCAAGTGGAACGATTTTAAGGAGTGGGGTTCAGATATGATACAGGCGTTTATAGACGGCATAAAAGAGAAGTGGCAGAGCCTTAAAGATACTGTATGTGACGTAGCCTCAAGCGTTAAGGACTTTCTCGGCTTTTCCGAACCTGACAAGGGTCCTCTTTCAAACTTCCACACTTTTGCACCTGATATGATGGACCTTTTTGCAAAGGGTATAGCAGACAATGAGGACACTATCACCATGCAGTTCAACAGGTCACTGCAGCCGCTTATGGATACGGATATCATACCGCCAAGCTTTTCGACACTTCCTGAAAAGGGCGTGAATAACGGCGGTAATGATACAATGAACAAGATCATCGCCCTCCTAGAAACCTACTTCCCACAGCTTGCACAGCAAGGAAACATTTATCTTGACGGTGACAAGCTCACGTCAAGGGTGGACGGAAAACTAGGTGAGAGGGTCACAAGCAACGAAAGGAGGCTTGCAAGTGTCTAGTGAATATATAGAATTTGGTGGCAAGAAGTCCACCGATTTCTATTTGGTTATCCAAAAGGACGGCATTCAAATATCTCAGCCGGAGGAAAACAGAATAGAAGCCACCCTGCCATTTATGAACGGCTTTTATGATTTTTCCAAAATGGCAGGAGAAAGGACGTACAAACAGCGTGATATCACGATAAAATTCAGCCTTTCTGCAAAAGATGAAAACGAACTTTACCGCAGAAAGTGTGATGTTGTCCGCTGGCTCAGTGGAGCAAAGGGTGAGCTGAGGATAAGCTTTCTGACGGACTATCACTTTGTGGGGGCAACGGCGGTGTTTGATACCTCCGCATTTGAGTTCACTTCACGGCGCACCGCTGATCTGACAGTGAACTTCAAGACGTATCCTTTCCTGCGTTCTGATGATTACTCAGATATCGGATTTGACGATTTCAGTTTTGAAAGTGACTATCTGAATTTGACGGATATATCGTTGACAGCGGTCAAACAGACACGATACGCACCTCCTGCGACCCTGAAAGTTTATTCATATGCTGATAGACCCATACGCCCACGCCTTTCTTACAAGCGCTCAAAGGACGATGCAAAGAGTGTGGGCTTCACCTATTTTGCACTCAATGGCGAAGAAATAAGCGCAAGTGTATATCGCAACACGGAGAAAGAATTCGACCTTGACGAACTGACTTTACAGCCTGGTGTGAATACTCTTGCGGCTTACGGCTTCGGCACACTCACGCTCAAACTATACGAGGAGGCACTCTGATGTTCATAGTAACGATAACAAATGGAGCTGAAAACACTATCATACACAGCGACGGCACAGACCGCATATCAGGCGGCAAGGTTGCAAAGTCTATCAACGCTGTGGATAGTTTCAGCTTTACCATATATCCGAACAATGCAGGCTATGACCTCTTGAAGCCGCTTACAACGGCTGTCAAGGTCTATGATGAAAGTACTGACAAGGACATTTTTATAGGCAGGGTCTTGAAGTGTCCTGACAGCATGGACGAGAGAGGTCTGATATGCCGTAAAGTCACCTGCGAGGGGCGTTTGGGCTGGCTATATGACAGTGTTCAGCCGTATGTTGAATACAAAATGGTAGGCATATCAACAGTGCTTTCTTCGTTCTTGTCAAAGCACAATTCTCAGGTGGGTGCAGATAAGCGTATAGAGCTAGGACAGGTCACTGTTACGGCAAGCAACAACTACACATACACTGCAAATTGGGACAAGACAATGGACGTCATTGCAGACAAGCTTATAGGGAAGTTCGGCGGTGAGATACAACTTCGTGATAAAGATGGCAAGGTATATCTTGACTATTTGGAGAACATAGGACACGGCACAGATACCACCATAGAGCTTGCGGTCAACCTTAAAACCATATCACGGGAAGTCGATGAAACGGCGGTCATAACACGTCTTTATCCTCTCGGTGCAAAGCTTACAGACAGCGAAAAGCGGTTGACTATTGGCAGCGTGGATGGTGGCAAGGACTACATAGAGGACAGCTCACTTATCGCAAAATACGGCGTTATAAGCGGTACGCAGATATGGGACGACGTTACCCTTGCGAGCAATCTTCTTAGCAAGGGCAAGGAGTATCTTAAATCTGTCAATCGTGCGAAAGTGCAGTATCAAATAACAGCACTTGACCTTTCAAGAAGAGGCAAGCACATTGAGCAGTTTGAACTCGGCTGTTGGTACAGAGTAAAAAATAGCCTTATGAACATAGACGAAGACTTGCGCATCGTGGGCATATCCATAGACCTTGACAATCCGCAGCAGGCTTCACAGTTGACCTTCGGTGACCGATTTGAAACCCTTTCGGGCTTTATGACAGCAAAAACACAGAGCCTGCAATCGGCTATAGACAACTCTGAATTCAGAAATCGTCAGGTGATAGACAGCAAGATAGAGAATGCGACTAAACTTATCACAGGTGCAGAGGGCGGTCACGTTATACTCGACCCGTCCGAGAAGCCTCAGCGTATTCTGATTATGGACACGGCTGACATTAATACTTGCAAGGCTTGTATCCAACTGAACAAAAACGGGTTAGGTTTTTGGAAGTCCTCAGACGGTGGGTCGGCTAAAACTGGGCCATACACAAACGCATGGACCATTGATGGAAACCTTGTTGCAAGCTTTATCACGGCGCTGACCTTAACAGGTTTGAAGATAAATAACGGCTCAGGTACCTTTTCGGTATCTGAGGACGGACACATTATCGCAAAGGCGTTGACTATGCTTGGTGGAAACATCAACATAGAAACAAGCAGCAAGGATAATAGTGTTATAAAGCTATCCTACAAAGAATGGGTGCTGGAACTTTCACCGCTTCAATGGGTGCTAAAAAACAGTACCATAGGCGGACACGTTGCTTGCCAGGCAGGAGGAGTTTTCCTATATTGGAATGACGAACTAAAGGTGAATATTGACAGTAACTCAGGCGATATCCGCACATATGCAGGCGGCAAGGCAAGCTTCTTTCTTGACACGAACAATCACTCCGTCAGCGTATATGATGAGAATGAAAAGCGACAGATATACCTTGAGGGCAACACGGGCACAGTTTATGCAAAGAATTTTCAGCAAACTAACTAAGGGGGCAAATTTATGGCAAACATAGACCTTTCACAATTTATAGAAACTGTATCAACAGCATTTGAGGGCAGACAGGTAAGGCAGGCATTTGTGGACGCACTGACGGCGGTGCAGACGGCGGTAAACGAGTTAGATCAGACGATAATCCAGCATAAAACAGCTACACAGGTTGTATCATCAGCAACTCCTACTGTGGCAGTACCGCTAGATATAGACGGCGACCCTGCACAGATAATTGTCACTCTCCGACGGGACGATACACCGACGCCATATCAGAATTTCTGCGTTCATGTAGCTAAATTCAATGGTAAATACAATGCGGTTATTTGCATGGGACCGTCCGCTGGCTCTAGCACAGTCAGCGTGCCTGCCGGAACATATCGTGTAGACTATATCGTGATAGCATAGAGGGGTGATTAAATGACGATAACATTAAATGCAGATTATGACGTAACACTGAACACCGCCCTACTGGGCTACGTCGGCGAAACGAACGCTAGACCCGTGACAGTCGAGGGCATGGAGATAGACGGCGCAGACCGCTATGTAATGACGATAGACTACGGCGGCAGCGTGACATATGAGGTCGATATTACAGGCGGACAGTGGACACCAACGGCAGATATACTGCGGTCAGCGCAGACAGTCAGCTGCCAGATAGCAGCGAAGAAGCTGTCAGGTGATGAGTATATTTTAGTTAAAAAATCACGAATTTTTCGACTGCGAATAGGGGCGGCTATCGGTGATACAGCTATCCCGTCACCAAGTGTGGCAGCTGACGCACTAGACCGCATAGACGCCATAGGCAGGCAGACACACGCAGATATGCAGACAGCCGTCACCGCTGCAGAAACAGCGACAACAGCGGCTGAAAACGCTGAGAAATCAGCTACCACCGCAGGAGTATCAGCCGATACGGCAACGCAGGCGGCAAGCCGTGCTGAAACCGCAAAGACAGCGGCTGAAACGTCCGCAACACAGGCAGAAACCGCCAAGCAGGGTGCAGAAACCGCACGTCAGCAGGCGGTCAATGCACAGAACGCCGCTAAGATATCCGCAGCCCAGGCGGCAACATCAGCACAGCAGACTGAGGCTGATAAGACTATAACGGCTGGTTATGCTAAAACCGCAAAGAACTGCGCTGACAGCACTGCGGCAGACAGACAGGCAGTGCAGGAAATGGTAACGCAGGTCACAGCCGACAAGGCTAATGTGGCAGACCATGCTGCACAGGTTGCCACAGACCGCAAAGCTGCTGAAACCGCCGCACAGACAGCACAATCCATAGCTGACAGCCTGCCTGAAGATTATGTGACTGCTGTCGGAAAAATAGCTGAGAATACTGCTGAAATTTCTGCTGTGAAGCTGACGGACAAAGAACTGCAAAGACGTGTGAATGCGTTATATGACATGGGCAACGGTATCACGCACAAGTTTGAAACGGACAGCGATACGGCATATCAGAAAACTGTGCCAACGGGGGCGAAGCTGATGAGCGTGAAGTCGGTTGGCGGTAGAAGTTTAGTGTGGAATCAGCTGTGTTCGGATTTTACGTATGGCGGCACGAAATTCAACTGCAAGCCAATGCGTTCTACACATAGATATCTGTGTAAAATAGATTGTGATGCTGAGCAAAGCACTACTGTGTATATGTATTTCAGGGAAATATCATATACAAAAAATAACCAGACAAGTCAAGCTGTGAAAACTGGAAAAAGCATACTGTCATGGATTACTAGCCCATATGGCGACAGCGATATAGGTGGTATTTTTGACGCATTTTTGATGGATAGTAGCGTAAAAGTGACGTTTAGCAATCGTCAGATTTTCGATTTAACCCAAATGTTCGGCGCAGGCAACGAACCCACAACTGCCGAGGAATTTGAAGCCATGTTCCCAGCGGATTACTATCCATATAATGAGGGTGAAATTGTCAGTGCAGGGGTGACAGAGGTTGCTGTGGGCGATAACATCTATCCTATCCCCGAAGCTATCCGCAATCTGCCTGGCTATGGCGTTGAGGGGAACGTGGTAGACTACGAGGCTAAGACCTATACGCAGAATAACGCTGTTGACGGAACGGAGGTCAAAGCGTTAGATACACCTATCGTCACGGATATTTCAAACCTGATTGATGATGACTTCCTGCGGAACATCGAGGTCGAAGCAGGAGGTTCGGTAACGTTCAAAAACAGCAACGACAGCTATCTGATACCAGTGCCGTCAGAAGAAGAATACATTGTTAAGCTGTCAGAGATAGGAGGTACAACATGACAGAGCTACAAGAAGAAATGCTGAAAGCCGCAGGGCTGACCACAGAAGATTTTGAGAAACCTACAGTGACCGAGCAGGACAAAATAATGGCACAAGTGCTATACACAGCTGCTATGACAGGCACGCTGATAGGCGAGGAGGGCGAGTGATGTATTACAGCATTATTAAACGTTTCTATGATCTGGGCGTGTATTCGTTGGCAAAGGTCAAAGATTTTGTCAAGGCAGGCGTTATAAATCCGGAGCAGTTCAAAGAAATCACAAAGGAGGTATACCATGAAGCAGAAGTTAGCGAAACTCATTGATGTAAAGTCCATTGTAACACTGTTCTTGACAGCGGTGTTCTGCGTGTTGGCACTGCGCCGCACGATTTCAGCAGAGCAGTTCATCACAGTGTTTACTGTGGTGATATCGTTCTACTTTGGCACGCAGTCAGCCAAAAGAAAGTCAGGTGATGACGAGTGACGGAAGCAATTATCGTCGCACTGATAACAGCTGCTTCGGCGGTAGTGTGTCAGCTTGTCATAGCATCTAACAGCCGTAAGACTATGCAACAGGCGCAGTATGATAGCCAAAAACTTATCGAGTACAAGATAGACAAGCTGTCTGAGCGTGTGGACAAGCACAACAGTGTTATTGCTCGCACCTATAAGCTGGAACAGGATTATGCGGTGGTCGCTGAACAGATAAAGGTCGCAAACCACCGCATCGAAGATTTAGAAAGGAAGTAATTTTATGGCAAAGACATTTAAGGGCATTGACGTTTCGCAGTATCAGCAGAGCGTTGACTTCAAGAAGGTCAAGGCTTCGGGGGTCGATTTCGTTATCATTCGTGCAGGCTTCGGCAAGTATGCTAATCAGAAAGACCCATATTTTGAGAAAAACTACAAGGCTGCAAAGGCGGCAGGGCTAAAGGTTGGTGCTTACTGGTACAGTTATGCGGCAACTGTTGTGGAAGCAAAGGCAGAGGCTCAAACTTGTATCAACGCTATCAAGGGCAAGACGTTTGAGTATCCGATATACTTCGATCTCGAGGAGCGTTCACAGTTCGCAAAGGGCAGAGCATTTTGCAACAGC